GGATTGATAATGCGCTAAAGGAGAAGAACACATGAAAGACCTTAATCTTAATGTAATAGAGATTGAAAAAGCGATAGAGTGGATACACGCCAACGCGGAGATGCGTAAGACGATAAACAAAAGATACTCAAGCTACGGCCTTAAACATATAGCTGAGAGGTGGGCTAAAGAATACATTAGTAATGACTCTCTTATTGAGGCCATGTGTCAGTGTGGGTACAACATACAGCGTTGTAGTCCTACATCTCCAAACTATTGGTTCAACATAAAAACTTTAAAGGTGAAAGCATGAACATACCAGAACCGCTGGGCTACGGCATAGTAAAAGGTCTAGGAGTAGTCTCTATATATTCTGAAGATGTAGGTGGCCTAACATTGGTAGCTAGATGGGTGAGAACAGAGTTGGTAACAGATGAAGCGGAACATTTAACCGGTGGCAATGTACGCGAGATGTTGGACAAGTTAAGTGGGGACGGCGTATGACTACGCCCTTACTGATTGCTTTGTGGGTATCCTCCATCCTCACTTCGATGGGATTGATTCTGTTTGTGCTTGGCGTTGCCGCATACTATATTGGGAGGGAAGACTTTTGAGCCTTATTACCTTGGACTTCGAGACTTACTACGGTGATAAGTTTAGCCTCAAGAACCTGACCACTGAGGAATACATACGCGGTGATCAGTTTGAAGTGATCGGTGTCGGCGTAAAGTTCGATGATGATGCAACGGTGTGGCACACCGGTACGCGGGAAGAAGTGCGTAAGGCGCTACAGTCATACAACTGGAAAGAGTCAGCACTGCTATGCCATAACACTTTATTTGATGGAGCTATCCTTCATTGGTGGTTCGGTATCACGCCCGACCTTTACTTGGATACCCTGTGCATGGCTCGGGCGATACATGGCGTTGACGCTGGCGGTAGTCTCGCTGCTCTCGCTGAGCGGTACAAGATCGGCGCGAAGGGTGACGAGGTAGTCAATGCGTTTAATAAACATCGGTTGGACTTCGAGCCAGAAGACTTAGCGCGTTATGGTGAGTACTGTAAGAACGACGTGGAGCTTACCCACAAGTTGTTCTATCTACTGGCACCGCTGGTACCTGCGAACGAGATTAATCTAATCGACATGACGCTGCGTATGTTCACGCACCCGAAGCTGTATGTGGACGATGCGTTGTTGGTTGAGCGGCTAGATGCCATGCGTCAGCAGAAGCATGACCTGTTAGGCACGTTGAAAGAAAAGCTGGAGTGTGTAGACGAGGAAGCTGTCCGTAAGAAGCTCGCGTCGAACAAACAGTTCGCTGATGTTCTTTCCAGTTTTGGAATAACGCCGCCCCTGAAGACTAGCGTTACTACGGGTAAAGAAACTCTCGCGTTAGCCAAGAACGATGAAGGATTTATTGCGCTAACTCAGCATGAAGACCCGTTCATCCAGCAGCTGTGCGCGGTACGTCTTGGTACGAAATCGACCCTTGAGGAGTCCAGAATCTCTAGGTTCATCGACATCGGTAAGCGCAACAAGGGGCGGCTACCCATACCGCTGAAGTATTACGGCGCACATACAGGTCGGTGGAGTGGCTCAGACAAGGTGAACTTCCAAAACCTGCCGAGCCGTGACGAGGAGAAGAAGGCGCTGAAGAAAGCTGTGGTAGCGCCTGATGGCTATGTAATTATTAACTGTGACTCCTCGCAGATTGAGGCGCGGGTACTCGCATGGTTGGCAGGACAGGACAACGTGGTGCAGCAGTTCGCTGAAGGTAAGGATGTGTACTCGCTCTTTGCCACAGAGATTTACAACAAGCCGATCTCCAAGGCTAACCCTGTTGAGCGGTTTGTGGGCAAGACCTGCATCCTTGGGCTTGGGTATGGCACCGGCTGGAAGAAGTTGCAGCACACGTTGAAGACAACGAAGCCGGGCGCTGACTTACCCGACGACGAGTGCCAGACTATTGTGAGTACATACCGGCGCGTCAACAGTAAGATTATTAAGTTTTGGAAAGAGTGCGACGAGGCGTTAGCCAACTTGGTAACGTGGGATGTGAAGGACGCGGAGAAGAAACCTATCGATAGTTATTTTCTTGGGTGCCATGATTCTTTAATAGTCTCTCGCAATGGTATCGAGTTACCTAATGAGATGAGCATTCGATACCCAGAGTTGAGATTCGATGCTACAGAAGCTAAGTCTGAGTATAAATATAAATCTAGGAAGGGCGAGATCGGTATCTGGGGCGGCACAGTTGTTGAGAATGTTGTGCAAGCATTGGCTAGGATAGTTGTGGGCGAACAGATGCTGGAGATCAACAAAAGATACCGCGTGACTCTAACTGTCCACGATGCTGCCGTTGTTGTCGTGCCAGAAGATGAGCTAGAAGAAGCCAAGGCGTTTGTCATTGAGGCGATGTCGAAACCCCCTACGTGGGCACCGACTTTACCCGTAGCGTGTGAGGCGAAATGCGGTACAAATTACGGTGAATGCTGATAATATGTATTGACAGTGTTTACTAAAGGAAGTCGTATGCAACCTATCAAGTGGTCGTTCTCTGGCCTAAAGCAGTACATCAATTGCCCGAAGCAGTACCATGAAATCAAGGTGCTGAACAACTACGCTATCCGCGAAACAGAACAGATGCTGTATGGCACAGAGGTTCATAAAGCGTTGGAAGATTATGTCGCAGATGGTGTGGTGCTGCCACTGAACTACCAGCGGTTTAAGGGATTGGTTGACCCGCTACTGGAGATTGAAGGTACTAAGATAGCTGAGCATAAGATGGCGCTGGACTATAACCGCAAGCCATGCGACTTCAATGCGCCTGAGTACTGGGTGCGGGGCATCGCCGACTTACTGATTCTGTCTGACGATACAGCATTTATTGTGGACTACAAGACAGGCAGCAATAAGTACCCAGACGTGAAGCAGTTGAAGCTGATGGCCTTGATGACGTTTGCTCACTTTCCTGAGATTCAACGTATCAAAGCTGGACTGATGTTTGTGATGCACAATAGTTTCATAGATGAAGAGTACCAACGCAAGGACGCTGAGTCCCTGTGGGGTAATTTTAAAAACGATCTTGAACGATTGAAGTTATCGTACGAGACCGACACATGGCACCCCAACGCTACGCCCTTGTGCAGATGGTGTCCGGTTCGCGCCTGTGAATTTAATAAGGAGTAGTCATGCCATACGTTAACAAGAAGCGCCCTTACGAGAAAGAGTACGCCCAGCAACAAGCACGAGGCGAACTGCCTGACCGCATGGAGCGCCAACGAGCCCGTCGAGCTATGGACAAGACAGGGGTAGATAAGAATAACAACGGCGAGGCCGACAAGCGTGAGGGTAAAGACATTGCCCACCGCAAGGCGTTGTCCAAGGGCGGCAGCAATAAAGACGGCGTGGTAGTGCAGTCGGCAGCGAAGAATCGCTCGTTCAAGCGTAACTCAGCTGGGGCGTTGGTATCAGAAGTGAGCAAGCGGGAAAGAAAGAAGTAAAGTTTTACTTGACGTTTGTATTAAAGGCTATATACTTACCGTAAGATGTGAGTGGGCCAAGAGGGTTCCATCATGTTCCCCTCAAACCGCATCAGTCACTTAGCGTTATTTTCAGCTTCGGCTACCTTCCTAGCGCGGATGTGACCGACTTGCCCCCGTAAGGGGCTACAGTTAACTTAGTGAGGATATCCAGTGCAAGATACCAAGTTCGATATAGTAGATGAAACTGCAATGCTGTTTAGAATCCCGTCTGACAAAGTGTCGATGGTGACCGACTACATTGAGAAAAGTGAAGCCGTTAGTAGTCAAGGCGACGAGACTGAGATGGCTGTGTACTGGGGCATTAAAGAGGCTACGTTCCTCGCCCAGACATTGGGCATCCACAACACCCCCTCCCCCATTACCCGCGACTATAACTGGCCGGGGCTATACACACCGTTCTCCCACCAGAAGACCACTGCCGAGTTCCTTTCGATACGCCGCCGTGCGTTCTGCTTCAACGAGGCGGGTACAGGCAAGACATCCTCCGCTATCTGGGCGGCTGACTACCTGATGAATCAGGGCGAAGTTAAGCGTGTGCTGGTGATCTGTCCACTGACGATCATGTACTCCGCATGGCAAGCCGATGTGTTCAAGACAGCTATGCACCGATCTGTAGGCGTAGCGTATGGCTCAGCAGATAAACGCAAGAAGATTATTAAAGGCGGCTACGAGTTCATCGTCACTAACTATGACGGCGTAGGTATTCTCTTTGAAGAGATTAAGAACGGCGACTTCGATCTGATCATTATCGACGAGGCGAACGCCTACAAGTCTACGTCCACAGTGCGTTGGAAGTTGTTGGCAAAACTAATCCAGCCACACACCCGCCTATGGATGATGACGGGTACACCGGCTTCGCAGTCCCCGTTGGATGCGTTTGGCTTAGCGCGTTTGGTTGCGCCAGAGAAGGTGCCCAAGTACGCGACAGCGTGGCGGGATAAGGTCATGCATCAGCTCACGCGGTTTAAGTGGGTACCCAAGCCCACGGCACGGGCGGATGTGTTTCACGCGCTACAGCCAGCGATACGGTTTAACAAGGCTGAGTGCTTGGACTTGCCGGAAGTGTTGTACCAGACACGCGAGATACCGCTGACCCCACAGGTCTACAAGTACTACATGCGGATCAGAGAAGAGATGCTGATCGAGGCAGCGGGTGTGCAGATCACGGCAGTCAATGCGGCGGCGAAACTCAGCAAGCTGTTGCAAATATCAGGCGGCGCTGTGTACACCGACAGCAAGGACATCGTCGAGTTCGATGTTAGTCCACGCCTAGCCGCGTTGCGTGAAGTGTTGGAGGAGACCGAGCAGAAGGTCATCGTATTTATTCCGTACACGCACACGATCAAACTGGTATCGGACTTTCTCAACAAGGAGGGTATCAGCAATGAAATTATTAATGGGGCTGTACCAGCAACGCAGCGAACGGTGATAGTTAACAAGTTTCAAACCACGAAAGAGCCGCGTGTATTAGTTATTCAACCACAAGCTGCATCGCATGGCGTAACGCTAACAGCAGCCGATACGATTGTGTTTTGGTCACCCGTAATGAGTGTAGAGACGTACTTGCAATGCGTAGCTAGGATTGACCGTGTAGGGCAGGTTAACAAGATGACTGTCGTACACCTGCAAGGATCAGAAGTAGAACGGAAGATGTACAAGATGTTGCAGAGCAAGGTGGATTCACATGAGCTACTTGTGGATTTATATAAAAACGAGTTAGGTGTTTAAGGAAAAACTATGACGAACATGGAAGAATTAGTAAAGTCCTACTTGACTATACGAAGTGAACGTGAAAGGATTGAGGCGGATTTTAAAGTGCGCGATAGCCAGCTGAAAGAAGACCTGACGTTGCTTGAGCAAGCAATACTATCTGGCTGCAACGAGATGAAAGCCGACAGTATCCGCACAGAACACGGCACAGTTATTAAGAGTCTTAAAGAAAGATTCACCTGTTCTGACCGCGATAACTTCAACAAGTTTGTATTAGAGACAGGTGCGGTTGAGTTGTTCGCAGCGCATCTGCACCAAAGTAATTTTAAAGAATTTATGTCCGAGCGGCAGCATGAAGGTTTACCGCCCGGTGTAAATGTGATGCGAGAGTTTTCCATCACAGTAAGAAAACCCACTACCCGCGTTAGTTAAATTTAGTTAAGGACAATATCATGAGTGAATTAGCAACCATCCTCGCAAACAACCCAACGCTTATCCAAACTGGGCTCGATGAAGACACCCTTGCCGTAGCCGGTGGCGGCGGTAATCAAACCAAGCGTCTCTCCATCAAGGGCGGCGTGTTCCGCAAGATGGCTGGTGGCAAAGAAGTTGGCTCTATCGAAGACCGTTGGATGAATGTGATCTTCGTCAAGATGGCGCACAGCGCATCGCGTCAGTGCTACGGCGGCGCGTACGAAGAAGGTAAGTCAGTCTCCCCTATCTGCTGGTCAAACGATTCTATCGCGCCTGATGCAGATGTTGAGTCTCCAGTAGCGTCAGCGTGTAACGATTGCCCGAACAGCGTTAAAGGTTCAGGCGATAGCGGCTCCGGCACGAAGTGCAAGTTGTCATGGCGTACCGCAGTTGTATTGCCACAAGACCCGAATGGCGACGTGCTTGAGCTTGTTATCCCCGCAGCATCGTCATTCGGCAAAGAAGAGAACGGACGTTGGCCTTTCAAAGCGTACATCGGTATGCTCGCTAACAACAACGTCAGCAAGGGTCGCGTGATTACTAAGATGGCGTTCGACACCAAGGTGCAGTTCCCCAAAGTATTGTTTAGCCCAGCGGGTGCAGTAGAGCCAGCAGACTACGACACTATTACGCGCCAAGGAAAAAGCGCTGCCGCTGAAGCAGCAATCAAGCTGACCGTGTTCAAGGGTAAGCAAGCTGAAGATGGTGCGGATGTTGAGCCTGTTGTACGTGAAGCCACTAAACGCCCTGCGGCTGAGAAGTCGGCAGATGTCTCAGACGTAGTAAAAAAATGGTCTAAGAAGTAAGGGGAACTATGTCGCGGTCTTACAGTAGAGAGTTTAAAGACGGTTTAGCCAGCACCACGAGTGTACGTACGGGTGTGCTGTTGGGCAGGGAATGCGTGAGAGCTAACTTACCCGCTAAGTTTGTAGCCAAAGCATTAAAGGTTTCACGCATGACTGTTTACTGTTGGTTCCGAGGCGCAGTTATTAGAGGTAAGAACGAAGAGCTGGCTCTAGCTTTTATGTCGCTGGTACGGGAGGATTTAGCTAACGCTATATTACCTGCTAAATCAGTACGTGAAGCTAGAGCCTACATTGAAGCTATGATCGGCGAATCACTAGAAGAAAAGGAAAAAATATGAAAGCAATTATCGCAATCTGGTTTGCACTAACCGCAACGACAGTCTGGGCAACTTGCACAACTAACAGCTACATGTACAACGGTAAGTACGTTGTGTGTACAACATGCTGTTACGGCGGCAACTGCCAAACGACCTGTATGTAATAGTTTATGGGGGAAAGCGGATGCTAATGCCGACTGCTGGCGTGTCGCACGGGACTCTACGAAGAGCGGTGAGCATATAACAGACACTAGTGCAGCGAGTACCCCACCTTTTTAACTGAGCAGGATTCGTCCTGCTCTTATTGTCTCTGCGGATATGACAAAACAATTTTACGAGAAAGCATTACCTTCGCAGGGCGTTTATTGTGTAGCTGGAATAGAGCAAACAACAAAAAAGATAACTCAACGGTTCGCAGAAACGCTAGATCAATTAACAGAAATAATTGAAAGGTTTAAGCAGCAGAAGCTAAATGTATTTGTAGCACTTGCAACATTTGAAGGATTTAGCCGTAAGGCAGACGACGCGTTGTTCCTACGTTCGTTCTTCATTGACCTCGACGTAGGGCAAGAGAAGGCAGACCAAGGGCGGGGCTATGCGTCGAAGGACGAGGCGCACAGTGCGCTGTTGGAATTTGTAGCTACAAAAGAATTACCACCCCCTGTTATCTTAGATTCAGGTACGGGCATACACGCGTACTGGCTCTTCGATACAGATATTCCATCGGTGGAATGGTTACCCGTTGCGATTAAGTTTAAAGAGTTCTGTATTGAGGGGTTGATGATTGACCCTGTAGTGACGGCAGACGTTGCGCGGATCATGCGTAGCCCAGACACGTTTAACTACAAGACCGACCCGCCATCGCCTACACAACTTCTTAGCGAGATACATCAGTATTCGTTCAATGAGTTTAAAGACTTCTTGGGCACGGCAGTTATCGAGGACAGTACGAAGGAAGTGTTACTCAAGGCGCGAGGCGTACTGGATGAAGACACTATCGCGCTTAAAAAGTTGGCTAACGTAGAGTCTAGCTTTGAGAAGATTGCTGAGAGGAGCCTTTTCGAAGACGGCTGTGCCCAAATTAAATACGCTATAGAGAACGCTCATGACCTACCGGAACCCGTATGGAAAGCCGCCCTATCCATCGCACAGCACTGCTCAGACCGTGATGAAGCTATTCACAAACTTTCAGAAGACTACCACGGCTACTCCCGTGAGCGAACCGAAAAGAAAGCCACCGAGTGCCAAGACAAGCCCTACTCCTGCGTTGCTTTCAACGACGTTAACCCCGGCGGTTGCACCGGATGCCCACACCGAGGAAAAATTACCAACCCCCTTGCCCTCGGCAAAGTTATTAAAGTCGCGCCCGTCTCCACGGAGGTCACAGTTTGGGAAGACGCGGATACCGAAACGATTCCAAGCGGTGTAGTACCCGATCATCCGCAAGCATTGTTCCCATACTTCAGAGGTCAGTATGGTGGAATTTATTATCAACCGACGCCTAAGATAGACAAGAACGGTGTTAAGCATCAGGAGGATGCCGTATTAATCTTCCCGCATGAGTTGTTCCCGTTGAACCGTATGTTCAGTAAGCAGGACGGCGAAATAATGATGATGCGTTTGATCTTGCCGCATGATCCTCCGCGTGATTTTATGATGACTACAAAAAGTATTAACTCCCCTGACGAGTTTAAAAAGACAGTGGGCTTCGTTGGTATTAGTGCTTCACCGGATAAACTTACACATATTATGAATTACATTATGAAGTGGGGGCACTACCTGCAATCACAGGCAAAAGCAGACATCGTGCAGATGCAGATGGGGTGGATAGAGTCGGAAGACGATGCCAAGCGGTTAGGTGACGCGTACGTCATAGGCAATAATATCATCCTGCCAAACGGTAATATCGAGCGCACACCGGCATCGACTATGGTGCGTAGTATCGCTAAACACTTTGAACCGAAGGGCACGTACGAGAAGTGGCAAGAGTGCGTCAATCAACTCAACCGACCATCGTTAGAGATGCACGCGTTTGGCACGTTGATAGGTCTGGGCTCCCCGCTTATGCCGTTGACGAGTACACCGGGCGTTGCAGTAAGTTACACAGGGAAATCAGGTAACGCTAAGACAGGCGCGTTGTATGCCAACTTGAGCATATGGTGTAATCCTGTAGCTATCTCTGTATTTGAATCAACATCTAACGGTTTGAACCAACGCTACGTGACGTTGAAGAACGCTGCGTTTGGTGTTGATGAAGCGCACGGGCGTTCAGCGGAAGAGTTAGGCAGGACAATCCATGCGATATCACAGGGTAAGGCGAAGATTCGTTTGCAGGGGTCAGTCAACGCTGAACGAGAGCATGAGCTACTTGCATCAGGCATCGGTATGCTTACCTGCAACATGCCGCTACTGGAGCTGATCACAAGCAAGAACACGATGGCTACTGGTGAGATGGCACGGCTTATTGAGTTTCTAATCATGAAGCCACAGGTACTGCTTGATGAACCAGACTTCGGCATCAAGGTGTTTGACCCGTTGAAATACAACTACGGCCATGCGTCGCGCAAACTTATTCCGGCTTATTACCAGCTGGGTGAGGCTGACTTAATGGATCGTACGAAGTACTGGATTCGACGGTTTAAGAATGACTTTGGCGATGATGCCATCTATCGTTTCTACGATAACTTAATAGGCGTAACTTTCACGGGTGGTATGGTGGCTAATGAATTTGGCATCATCAACTACGACTTGGAGCGTATCTACGATAAGGTATGCGGGGAGATGATTGAGATTAAAAACAAGGTTGTTACCCTTGGTGAGGCTGATCACTCAGGCGTATTGGGTGACTTCATCAATAAGTTTTACACAGGGTTCATCGGAATTAACGATGGCAAGGTTACGCTGGAGCCACGTAACAGTCTGGTAGGGCGTATCGATTATGGTACGGGGTTAGTCTATGTCTCCACGACCGAGTTTAAGAAGTACTTGCTAGAGAAGAACATCAGCGCACGAGAGTTTGAGCGCAACATGAGGGAGAAGAAAATACTGGTAGAGATAAAGAAGATGCGCCTCGATGCCGGATGGAAACAGGCGTTAAGTATTCTAGACAAAAATATGAATGTGAGCACCTATGTCTTCGCGACAGAAATCCCTACAGACTTCTTTAATAAACTTAGAGAACCATAACCTCACGCAGGAGCCGGAGTGGGTGTTTCCTTTTGATTTTATGCAAGTGGGGGATAGTTTCTTTATCCCCACACTCCGCCCTGCGCAGATGATCTACAACATAGACAACGTGGCTAAGAAGGCCAAGATACGTGTGAAGACTTACACGTATGAAAAGGAAGGCCACTTAGGCGTTAGAGTATGGCGGCTTACTTAGGGCTCCACACCGAACGACTTGTACAAGTCAACCAGTTGCATCTTGATAAGGTCTTGTTGCAGTTTCACGGTGTTGAGCATCTCAGTTTTGGTTCTAACATCAAGGTTAGGATCACGCCGTATTTCTTTTGCCTCGCTGCGTAGAGCTTTTAGTTCGCCCCCTACGTCAGCGTTGTACATATCAACAAGCATTTCATCTAGAGGATTAGACTCAAGATACGCGTAGTATTGCTCTGGGTTATCTTTGAGCTCAGACAGATTGTTCTTACGCTGCTCCATGTCCTTTTCAATTGCTGCCCACTTACGCGAGTCATAGTTAGACTTAGCGCCGATGAACCGCTCAAGTAGTAACGTGTCGGTTTTCAGATTAAAATCTTTTTCCCCAACTGCGTCCAGATACAGATTGAAAGAAGTCTGCCCCATCTTAGCTAATGCGTCAGCGTAAGCATTGGCAAAGAAGTACATCGTGTTAGGAGACATCTGCACGGTGAAGTCCGATATCTCATACAGGTTACGCGCAGCAGACTTCCACACTTCAGGGATGTTATCCCCGCCGGTATATACCCCGCCCACTGGGCCTTGGCGGTTGTTATAAATCTCCCGTCCAAGGTTGTCATAGTTCATGGTGAACTCAAGTATAGGCCGCACGATGGTTGGCATGATACTGTCGAGCAGGTAGTTGGCTGGGTTTTCTACGATGTTGCCTTTGGATACAGGGATAGGCAGGAACGAGTCCATCATGATTGGCACTAAGTTAGCCATCACTTCAGGGAAGCTAGTATCCGACATACCGAGCGAGGCTATCTGCGCCCCAATTGCAGGAAACGCGCCATGACCAAAGCCCCAAGGCATATTAATAATATCATTAGGCCCATCACCCACAAAGAACCGTGCGTTGCGTGACCACCGCGTCATGTCATCTGTTGCCAAACGATTGCGCTCCATGTCGTCATCCCCTGCCGTAGCGTAGGACATCATGTACATGGCTGTACCCATACCGATTAACGCCATCGTTGTAGCTTTACCGTTCTTCGCTTGCTTGATAAAACTTTTCTTAAACGCTTCCTCGCCGCCCTTCGCCTTTAACTTACTAGGCACTTGTTTCCATGCACGTTCGGCAGCTGCTTCATTACCACCAAACACAGAAGACATCGCAGGCGCTAGAGACTCGATAGCACGGACAGCACCCGTTGCCGATGCGCGATAGAACATGAACAACGCGCCAAGCGTCTTACCTTTTAAGCCCGTCTCTTCAAAGTTGGCTAAGCCTTTAGCAAACGCAGCGGCAGGTTTTCTGGCGTCTAACTTGGCTTGCGCAAGTGGTACACCTTTAGCCACTAACTTGCCTATTTCCTCTGCTTTGGCTATACGGTACGCAGCGGTGCGGCTTGTAAATTCAAACGCGCCTGTCCATGTGTCAAAGAATTTGTCGATGTTCTTCTTACTGACTAGTCTGGTCGGCTTACCTTCTTGCAGTAAGTCTTTAAACTGCCCACCAGCAGTCAAGCTGTTGATGTACGCAACATCGCCGCCCACAGACAAGTACTCAACTAGATCGGCAGTAAACCCAGACTTATCAGCATCAACTAATGCTTTCATGCGCGTGTTCTTTTGTAGGTCAGCGCCACCTTGTCTGAATAAGTACGCTACCTTACCCGCTTTAATAAGCCCGTTGGATAACACCAATTGCCCTACAGCTTTAATATATCGTGCAGCAACATCTGGACTGTAGTCCATACTAATGTTGTATGAGTTAGTCAACATATCAACAACGAAGTTCATAGGCGCAAAGCCAACGCTATAACGCGTATGCATCTGGGCAAAGAAGCTGTTGATATTATTTATCTTATCAATGACAGGAGACTCTTGGCGGTACGTTTTACGGATCGCGTCGCGCATACGGTCATCCTTCATTTGGATAAGCGCAATGTCGCCGTCCTTCATGTAATAGAAGAACAAGTCTTTTCTGTTCGCGTACTTCATCAACTTCTCTTCACCCGCTGCTATGTAACGGTCAGAGAAAGGTACGATGTCAATTACATCCGCCTCAATTAATCCTTGGCCTTCTGGATTTAGTTTGCCCTTATTTGCCGAATGGAACAACGCGGGCATTATGTCTTTACGCGCTGCGCGGGCAGCGGAGAGATGCGCGTCTGCAAGCATACGAAGGATAGGATTTTCCGGTAAATCTAAACGACCCTCTTGCGTGTACTCAGCGTTCTGGTGTTCTTTACCTAGATGTTCACCAACAAAAAACTTTCTATCGTCTTCAGTTATTGGCTTACCCTTGTACGGCACATAGTGTTCATAGCCGTAGAACGATACAAGATTAGTTACAGGCTGCGACCAGTAGTTAGCATCTTTATTTAATTCGATGGTTACGTCAGATACGGCTTTTAATTTATCGAGTATTTCATCCATCGACGCTTTAGTCTTCGCGTCTTTCTTAAACCCATCCATGTAACGCTTTGTGTCAGCAGGGGTTAAGCCGCCCACCACGTTGTACATCGTGTTATTAATATCATGCTGTTCAATTAATGGCGTTTCTACAGTGCCGGGGTCTAAGTTAGTTTTAACTTTAACGATTGCGTCCAACAGTTTGCGGTAAGCTCGCGCCAACTCATCCGGCGTCATGCCCAAGCCTTCAGCTGTCTTAACGAATTCTTTTGATTCTAAATCTTTAAATATATTGTCTCGGGCAGTAGCCGGAGAAATCTTTTTACCAAACCATTCGACAGATTCTATATCGTTGCGGAGTGGTACTTTCCTTAAAAATTTAACAGCACGTACTTCGCCTTCATGCAGCGCAATCCCATACGCAGCTAACTTTTGAAGCGCAGTTTGAAGGTCAATATTTTGTTCTTTTACAAATTTATGTACTAACGCATGTACTTCGTCTATTGGGTTTTTTACAAACGAGTTATCAATGTTCGTAAAATTGCCCTTGGCAAGCATAATCTGCGTGTACAGATTATTGAATTTGTTATCGTCACCGACAATAAGCAAACCTTGACGAGTGATAGTACGTTCATGGTCTTTTACGGGATACAGCTCATTCTGTAATTGCCGCGCCGCTTCCTTCATACTCTTAGCCAAGCCGTTCTTATACCAAGAACGCATCGTACCGATAATGCCTGTAGGCTCTTTAGGTAGCGGTTGCTCAGCAATAAACTGCTCAAGCGTCTTCTCAGGCAGCTCGGGAGCGGCTATCGTCTCGCCAGCCATGTACGACACACCCTTCGCCTTGCCAACACGCGGAGCTTTCATCAGCTCTTCAATCTGCGTAATCGTATCAGCCAGATTGGCACCGTACACACCACCATGCAACGCCTTCTCTTCTTCAAGCGCCATGTTAGGACTAAAGCCGATGAGCTTCAGTACGCGCTTAGCAAACTCAGAGAACATGTTCGACAGATACTTCTCGGACGACATCGGCTTAGCCCTTGCCATGTCTGTCTGGAAGTCAGGGTTAGAGAACGCTTGAGCAATAAACTCTTTGAGCGTACCAATATCGTACTTGTTACCGAACGTAGCTTTGGCGTGTTCGTGCAGTTGCTTCAGTTTATACAGCGCGTTCTTCTGGGCTACGTTTAACTTGTCTGGGTTATCTATTACATGGTCAACGGCGAAGTGCGTCATCTCATGCAGCACAGCCACGTCTGCGCGTTGGCCTTTAAGATTATCCAAGTCAATAGTGATGGATTCATTTGCCCCATCGTACTTAGCGGATTTACCCTCCTCAACCTTGCCAAGACTAATGGTAGGTTGTACATCCAGCGTCTCTAACAGCTTCTCAATCTTGCGGGCAAACGCAGCGGTAACAGAACCGTTAACGTACGGATCGCTAATTACGCTCAACACAACATCGATGTTGTTCTTCTCCAACGCCTTACGCACAGCCTTGTCTAACTTAACGGAAGCAACCTCGTACTTAGGTAGGTTTTCTTTTACTGCGGCCTGCGCGGCTGCTTCTGTCTTTTCTTTCTTCGCGCTTGCACGGAGGCCGCGATTAATCTCCGCGAGATTACGAGCGCGTTCAGCAGGCGTATTAACAATGTCTTCCAACTCTTGCTGCTTAACTTGTGTGGCTTCAGCTTTAGCTTTACTAACGCGCTCTTCAACCGGTTTTACAACGCGCTTGGGCAGTGAGGCCATCGTTGTTTTGATAGTCTCAGGCGTAGTAGTCTGCCCAGTAATTGCAGTGATGTCCGCTGCTATATCTTCAGCTGTCTTACCCTGCTGCGTACCAGCCTCAACCATGTCGTTAATGGCTTGCTGGGTTTCGTCTACTGCGGGTGCGGGTGCTTCTTGTCTTTCTTCTTTTGTTTCGACGGCTTGAGGGGTTTCAGTGACACTAGGTTCCTCCGTAATAATAGGTTCTGTTAATGGAGCTGGCTGTATTGCCTCTCCAATTGCAGGTTGTCCAACAGCCCCTGTAAGATCAGCCACTCCAGCGGTGACAGGTGCTTCAATTCCTGCGGCGGGTACTTCCACTCCTCCGACAGGCACACCAACGCTAGGCTGATCAACTGGGGTGATAAGGTCTCTAGGCTCTGTGACATCTGCCACCTCCGTAGTAGCTAGTTTTGCAATTGCATTCTTTTTAGGGCGTACAAGTATGCCTTGGGACTCCATAACAGCAATGAGTTCCAGAGTTTCTTTACGCTTTAGTCCGGTTACTTTCTGAAGTTCTGATACACGAGCTTCGCCCGTCTGCTGCACGTGCGCCAACGCCGTCTGGTATAGCTGAGTCGTAGTGATATCTGCCACAGGCTCAGCTACGGGCGGGGCAGTTTCAGCTATGGGCGGGGTAGTTTCGGCTACGGGCGGGGCAGTTTCAGCTATGGGCGGGGTAACAGACGGGGTAACTTCAGGCGTAGTTACAGGCGGTATATCCGTGGTTTCTTCTGGCGTCAGTGTTCTGAACGGCATACCCGCCGGAGATGTAACGGGCGGGGTTACTTCAGGCGGGGTAATGGATGGCTCAACAGTAAGCGGTGTAGCACCGCCGGGTTGAACTTGCGTAATCTTGGCGGCTTCCTCTTGCGCTTTAGCGAACGCGGCTTGCTCTTGCGCTGCGCTCATACCACCAATAACAGCACCGGGACCGGCACCTAATACTGCACCAAGCGCAGCCGCACCGGCCACACCCTTAGTAGGATCAATCGTTGGATTATATTCTTGCGCAGCTTTGCGCCCTGCGTATTCCGTTACGCCCTCCTCAACACCTTCTTGAGCGGCCTCGGACACACCCGTTATTAATGCCCTAGAGAAGATACTCTCTGGCACTTCAACGCCATTGATGATCTTCGTGAACGTCTTCTTACCAGCCAACAGGGGCTCGATACCGTACCGACCAGCAATACCGCCGATCAAGGCAGGGATGATAGAGGCTCTACGTGCGGCAGTGGTTGCCGCTTCTTCTTTAATATCAGCAAGTGTGCGACCAGCTGCAATCTGTGATTTAACAAAATCGTTCTGAAGCAGGATGTTGTCAGGCGTATCCATTACCAGCTTGTACGCACTACCCGCTGCGTCACCGCCAGACATCATCGCGCTAGATATAACACCAGCGGTTAAGCCCACGCGTGGGAGTGTTTTCTCAGCAACTTTAAAAAGCGATGCCGCCGAAGTTGCGCCTTTGATAGTTAAGCCGGGACCCGCTACAGAGCCAGCAGCTTGCGCCGCAGCTTGTAATGGATTTTGTAGAGCGTACTTACCGACAGCAAACGCTTCGCCACCCATTGTATTAGCGGCTTCTAACTCTCTGTAGAACTTATCACGCCCAGCTTTAACGATATCACTCTGCTTGGACTCACCCTCTTTGGCAAACTCATCGACTGCCTTAGAGAACGAATTACCGGGCGCAACAAAGTTGGCAGCTGCCGCAATGTTGTTAGCCGCAGAGTTAGCAATAGTGATAACGGTATCGTTAAGAACCGAGAATATATTACGACTCTTTGGCTCAGACTTAGGCGCTGGGGTATCGCCCATCTCCGCGAATAAATCACGTGGTCCTGTTCTACGAGTTGGGGCTTCGGCAAACAGATCACGTGGCATTATTTATTCCTTGCTAAGCGTTCTAATTCTGCTTTTACTTGTTCTACAGTCATATTATGTTTTTTAGCTGTATACGCAATGTCTGCCTCGGTAGACGCATCGTCAGCTGCGGGTGCGCCGCGTCTAAATTTACTTGGATATTGTGCGGCTATTTGCGCTTCTTTAGCGGCTCTTTCCTTTTCGTACTGCTCACGCATTTCGTCTGATTGCTTCTTTGCTGTGGAGCCCTTTGGAGCCAACGCGTAACGCTCCATATTTTCAAGGCGTTTTGCCCAACTCTTTTCAAACCGCGCCATTTCTGCGTCCCCGGCCTTGTTTTGCGCCATGTCTAATTTACCTTCACCGCCAGCACCGCCAGCACCACGCATAGAAGCTGAACGCTCGCGCGACTCATCTGATCTCTTAGAGGCAACAACTTGGCCCACAGAAGTCATAGCTTTTTCTTGCGAATCTCGTTTCGCTTTATCAATCTCCATATTTGCTGTCATCAACGCTACGTTGGCTGTATTACGCGCTTCCAATGCTTTATCGGCCTTACCAGCTTTATCAAGATACTCAGACATATCTAAAGCAGCGAGAGCTTTCTTAATTTCGTTCTGCGCTTTCTCTTGCTTCTCTCCGTCCTCTATCATTTCAGGTATAACGTCATTCATTGCTTTAGCAGCGGCAGAGAGAATAGGGCCCGGTGTCATAGCAATCTTAGCAAACAGTTGCGAGTTACGCATGTACGCCGCGTATTTACCACGCTTCTCAACATCTTCTGACATACCGCGTTGAGTTGCGCGTTGGCTTTCAAGCATAGCTCCAGTATCAACGCCCATTTGTTTACGGAAACCTTCAACCTCGGCGTAATGTTGCGCCGGAGTCATCTTGGCACGGTCTTCTAATTCTGTTAACCCTTTCGTTACCGCATCCGATGGCTTACCTGCGTTTTCAATGTATTTTCTGTAAAGCGTTTCTTCTGAATCACCACCAAGTCTAGGCGCGCCTGTATCACTGCTTCTTGCGGCAGGCGCAGCGTTTGTAATTACCTTCTTATCTTTAGGGACAGGCTTTGCAACATCAACGTATTTACCGTCATTTGGTCTAGCATCGGCCGCAACAGGAGCGGCTGTGGTAACAGCGGGCGGTTTACCAGAACTTGTTAATTGATCTTGTAGGCTTTTTACCTTTGCCGCTGCGGCTGCTTTTGCGTCACCACGTTCGTATAAACCTTCTTTTTCTGCCGCTTTTAATTTTGTTTCAAGGTTTTGACGCTCGATATAGGCGCGACGGTTAGCCGCCGCCGATGCTGCTCTTTGGTCAGATGTTTCTATAACCGGATCAATACCGAGCTCATCATAAATTTGCTTTTCGTGTAACGTAGCGCCTTTTTCTTTAACAGCCCCTTTACTACCTTCTTCAAACGCAATAACGCCGCCATTCGCCATGCCACCACGCACATGTTTACGGCGCATGATCTCGCCCTGCATGATGCCTTTAGTATCAGGGTCAGTCTCTCTGTCTTTCATCTTCTGGCTCAACTGCTGATCAGACAGACGCTTCGACATGCCGGGCAACTCGTACGGATCAACGCCTGACGCAATACCACCAGCAGCCATCTTCTTAATTACGCCGCCTTCGGCTTTACCCATTAATGTATTTTGTGCTTTGTTGAACTGATCATACGCGCCGTACGAACCAGCAATCTGGTTAAGTGCGCTCGGCTGCGCCGCGTACATACTTGTAGTAGACGACTGCATAGGCAGGCCACGCAGCATGTTCGACATCAAGCCCAACTGCATCATCGGATACTGTTGCTGTGTCGCATAGTTCTGCATTGCCTGATTAATACGAGCTTGCTCCAACTGCTGTTGCTGCCCACCAGCCTGCGCTTGCGCCCCAAGAAGCCCCATCTGCTGACCGTACTGCTGCTGACCTAACCCAGCTAACTGCCCAGCCATAGCTCCGGCTTGTTGAACACCTAACATCTTACGTTGCTGCTCCGCATTAAACTGCGCTTGGGCTTGCTGATACGCAGCTTGTGAACCTTGCGCTTGGATGTCACCTTTTTGTATCGCAAGGTTTCGCGCAGCTTCCGCATCCATAATTGCGTGACGGGAACCCCCAAACGCTCCTGCGCCCACAGCTTGTGCGCCGCGCTGAGTAGAAGCAATGTCGGCTTGGGTTTGAGCTTCGCGTTTCTGAATGTCTACGACGCTCTGCATGTACGGCGACATGTAACTCGCCGCAGTGCTTTGACCGCCAAGGCTTGTTGCAGGATCATTAAAAGAAGAAGACCCAGCGCCTAAAGACCGCCCCGCAAGGTCCGCTGTCATTTGACTAGCAGCTTCAGTCTGCCCCGGCAACCGCATATTAGCCATACCGCTTTGGGCTTGCTGTTGCAACGGCGAGAAGCCCGCTACTGCCGTCTTGGCTTGGTCTTGCGCAGTGTTAAGAATATTGCCTTGGTCGTCTACTGCTGCGCCATATGCCGCGTAAGGACGGAAGCCAGTTACTTGCCCATCTTTAGTATTAAATAATTGTTGTTGCGTAGCCCCCAGCATTGTCTCAACATAAGGCTGAGCATACTCAGGGATGTTACTTGTGTAGCTAGTGTTTGTGCTACCGCCACCGCCGCCGCCAAAGTTGTAAAGACGCACACCGTCTTTGGCGTAGCCGTTGAATTTATTTTTAATCAGCATTTAAGTGCTCCTTGCGGTATTCATCAAAGCGTTCGGCGAAGATAGTTTTCCAAACGTCAGGCATATATTCAGCGGCTTTTTCAGGGCCAACACATGTGTGTACAACGTAAGCGATAATATTGCCAGCAGCGTAGCGTAGACCGTGCGCTATTTCTATTCCATGCGCGTCTTTATCGCGCTCCAGCTGATTGGCAGTTCTGTACGCAGACACAACCGTAATCCACATTGGCATAACTTCAGCCTGAATAGACCGGTAGAATGGGTTAGCTGGGAGATAGACTAAGCAAATTAAGAACGCGTTATTGATAGCCGCTTCGCTAACTTCTACGTCTTTATCTACTAGATCATCCCAAAGATGCGCTAAGTCCCCAAACATCCGGAAGACATTTAGCGCGTCTACATTACCGCCAAACCATTCTAATTTACCTTCTCGGTTCATTTGGGCATGAGTTTACGTGGGTTAACTTGCTTACCTTGTTTAGGGTTGCCAGTACGCGCTTTACGAATACGGCTCATCATAGCGTAAAGTTGCTTGGCACCGGCCTCTGTAGAGCCATTACCCAAGTGCGATACTACGTCCGCAGGGATAACAAACTCACCGTCAGCCAACCGCGCAGGTTGCCGCTTACCGATCATCGCAGGGATATGATCACTCATACCATCGCCCGGACCTTTGAGTAAGTGCCCACCATCAGAATAACCGCCTAGATTTTGTGTGATACCACCTTGCGCCATGTTAGCCGGATCGACATTGGTCTTAGCTACAGGAGCCATTGCCATCTTGTTCTTTTTACTTAGCTTAGCTAACCGCATTTGCGCGGCTGAGTACGGATCAAGTAAGCGCGTATCAACATCGTCGTCTTCAGCCAACTGTCCAGCATGTTGATGATAGGCAGTAATTGCGTCCATGTCGGCTTTAGTAACTTCATCGCCACTGGCTGATAACGCTCTGTATAAATTAGTCTCAGACGTTTTACCACCCTTAGCCATACCTGTTTCGCCCTTTTTTGCCATCGCCATGTACTGGTCTGGGGTTGTTGGCTTGTTGGCTTCAAACACGGCGCTAGACCTAACTACATCATTGTATGTAGGAGTGCCTCCAAGTTGATTTTGGATAGCAGCATAGGATAATTTATCCGGTATAGCCATACCCGGCACTGACGTAATTGGATTCTTTGTATAGTCCTCGTACTCTGGTTTATAAATTGTGCGCTCCATCGTGCGGAATGGGACTTCTTCTTTGTACTCTTTTGACTTCTTCAGGAAATCTTCAAACGCGCCAGCAGAGTAGTTTTGCCCCAAATAACCAGATGCGCCACTAGGATCAACATTACGTTGAAGAACCCTTCTATACGCATTCTGAATTTCATCAGGGTCTAGCGTTTGTTTCTTATACTCTTCAGACCCCATTAAATAATCGGAGACTTGTTGCGCAGTATATTTTGAAGGGTCATATGTTTTGATACCTGATTCATCCGCATTACGTTCTAAATACTTACGGTATAGAGCATTAATGTCAAAAGCAGGTTGCGCCGCTCTCTCCGCTTCTTCCTGTGTCACGCGTACACCCGTCGCAGTGTTGTATATATTCCCTTGCATATCGTGGGCGTACGTGCCCGAAGTGCCCGCTGTACTAGTTGATAACGGATTTACGTTGGGGTCCCGTGGAGTAGTTGTATCAGTGTTTGTAGTATTGGTTACCGGCTTGGTTGTACCACCTAAACCTGCTATTTCATCTTTAGTGCTTTGAGCGTTGAGGAACGTCTGGAGTTCCGCAGCATCTACTTCATTGCCAAATTGCGCAGTCCACGATGCTAAGCCGCTTGCGTCCGCTGGCCGGTTAAAATATGTAGTGTAAAGATCAGCAACCGTCATTGGTGCAGTTCCCGTAGTAGTAGCGCCTCCGCCCGTAGTGTTAGTGTTAGTGTTAGTAACTACAGGATTGCTAGTCGCCGTATTACTAGCCGCAAGGGCGGCGGGGCTAATACCACCCGCATAAGTGGTTGCCGGTGCAGCGGCAGTAGCCGCCGAAGCCTTGAGCATTGCTTCCGCAGCGGTTTTATCGCCCGCTTTTAAAAGTTCTAGGGCTTGAGCCGCAGATGGCTTAGAAGTAGTAGCGGCGGCGGTATTAGTTGTTGCAGCGGTAGCAGGCTTCCCAGTAACGGTTTCCGTAGTTATAGGTTGCCCAGCTTTAACGGCAGTAAGCCCTGCTTGTACTTCCTTAGTGGTAGGCTCTCTACCTAGTAATGCCGTTAAAACCCCAATTGGTTCAGCCATAAAATTAGACGCGGTAGGGGTCGTACCACCTGTAGCGTAACTTGCAATGCCACCTTGAGCGTAGCGAGCTACATTAGGTTGATAGTCCGGTTGTTCCATGTCACTTGCAATACCACCCTCTGCCATATTACGGCCATACGGACCACTAGGCGCGGAAGGCGCAAGGGTCGGCTGGAAGTTAGGCGATAGTGAATAGCCGGGGTTAAACGCGCGCTTTTTAGGCTGACCCGGAGCAAACGCACGGTCTAGCAGTTGCAGGCCAGAGATAGTCGTCATCGGATTATCTTTAGCAAACGACAACGCCTTCTCAAAGCCAGCTTCCAAGCCCGTCTTCATACTACCAGCGCCAGCTTCTGCGGAACCACCTTGGGGAGTAATTTCAGGTCGGTTATACCCGCCCTGTAACGCGTTTCTTTCCATCTCGTTCATATTCTGCAAACTACCCGCTTCTGGTGAAAACGGTTTTGCACCCGAGGGGCCTTTAAACTGATCCGGTTTCGGGTAATTAGTAAAGTCTACTTTAGGAGGCGCGTTAGCAGAGGTCGAAAAATTACCGAAAGGATTCGCCATAGGAGGCATAGTATCGGGCATGGGGTAAGACAAATTACTTGCGGGATTTGCCGATATTAATTGTTGTTTCGCTGCATCCAATCCGGCACTTTCAGCAACAGGCGCAGCAGCTTGTGTAATTCCGGCACTTTCAGCAACAGGCGCAGCAGCTTGAGCACCTTGCATAATCCCTTCGACAGGAGCCATCGCGCCTTGTCCGCCCATAATGCCCGGCATACTAGCGGGAGCAGTAAGAGACTGCATAGCAAGAGCTTCAGGGGTCGCCGTTGCGGCTAGTCCCGCGCCTGAACCGGTCATAGAACCGGCGGTATTTATAATACCTGGCAGACTAGCAGCAACAGTTGGGGCAGCGGCGGCGGTAGTAGTAGCAGCGGTAGCGGCGGCGGCTGTTTTGGCAGCGAGCAAGGCAGCGGCGGCGGCTTCAGCTTGGGCGGCGGCGATAATTGCAGCAATAGCCATCAGATCACCTCATCAAGAATTTTAGGTACTGTCTCATCAGTGCCTCGTAGATTATGTAAGCAGCAGAACACGACGTTGTCGGACAGGGCTACAAACGCGTGTTTCCTACCGGCGGGCACCGTAATGACAGCGGGCGCTACGTAAGAATCAACTAGCACACCGTCCTGCCAAAATGCGACCTTGCCATTAGCAAGTAGAGTAATATGGTCGTGCTCATGCACGTGTTGAACGGCAACTTGATGTTCTTCTGCCAAAGTATACGCGCGAACCCACATACCATCTACTTCGGCGAACTCAATGTAATTTGGATCAATGTTGCTCATATTAGACCTTTAACATTACGGGGTAACAGTACCGACTGCGCCAGCACTGCCTACGCCAATTAAACTTTGCGTTACTGTTGCACCAACTGATCCAACTGATCCTGAACCCGCTACGCCACCAGCAGGGGCACCTACTGCTCCAACCGAGCCAACTGCGCCTACCCCAGTAAGAAAAACTACGTTTGATGAGGTTTTAATTCTAAGCATCTCACTCCCTGCTTGAACCCCATCTTGCGTATCCCGATATACATCCCCTAAACGCAGCCTGTTAAAGTCCGCATCAGTTGGTAGCGTCCGTAAATCTAAGTTTAAACTGGCTAAATTTAACTGCTGAACAGCGTTAATCTCATTAAAGAACAATCGAATTACGTTGCTCAAGGCATTCATGTACGCTAAGTCGTACTGCGCCGGAGCCTGTGGAATATTCGGAGGAGTCCGATTCTGGAGCATTGGCACGGATTATCTCCTGCCGTCGGGTTTAATATCTATACGCGGTGCACCTAACTGCCATGTTGTTCCAATCTGATCTGAAGCAATCTTAAATATCATCTGCCGCCCACGGGCGCGAGTATAAATAATCCCTGTGTATTCTTCAGTAATGTTGTAAGTCGAACCTTTAACCACATTAGCCGCTGCGGGGTTTCCCGTTCCAGACCCAGAGTTTTGCATCGGGTATAGCGTCATAGCAACGGTAGGCGAAGTACCGGTTGAAGTCGAAACAGAGTTTTCAAACGTCAGGTCAGGCAGTATGCGCCACACGTACCCAAAGTTGTGCCCATCACCAATATCAAACTCTGATGATGAGATGTAAGCCGCAAGAGCGGTTGAAGTACCAAGGTCATTGGCATCTACTCCGTCTTCATGTTGTACAAGTTCGTGGTTGTACGTTGCCGCAACAGGTAATGACAACAAGCCTGAGTCTAACCAAGCGGTACGCCCTAAGTTACCGTAGTACCAAACATTTTCCACGTAGTTGTACACTACATAGCGGTCACTAACTAAACTATCGCTAGAACAATAGAACCACCAGATTTCGTTAAACCCTTCGTTAGTACCCGCATAAACTTGTTCGTTTTGTAATCGGTTAAAATCACTAAATATATACCGGCGTAAGTCACAGTTAAGCGTTTGTACCCGACCATCGTATTTGTAAAACTTATCAACGCCCATCCAGTACACCGCACCAGAGGCAATTACCGCTGCATTAGGGCCGATAATAGATACGTTGTCCGCTAATAACTGCGCCGTCCAAACAAACGGAGGGCCTACATATTGGAGCGAATACAAAGAGGAATCCGTAAATACTATAATTTCTTGGCGCGATTGTACGGCGGTAATAATTTCAGAACCGTGAGATAACCTTAAACTACCTGCTTGGTTTGTTATTGCGGGAGACCATACGTAAGGATTCTCTTGGTCTGACCAACGAATTAACATGGGGTCTAACGTGGTAGAACCATAATCATTCGTACCAAAGACCAGTAAAATCCGCGAAGAATCCGACACAATAATGTAATTTTGGAATATCGGCGTATCGGCATCCCCTGCGTTAACCAAATTGATACCGCGTTGGGAAATAAATTGCAGTCCTGACTGACCGCCAGACGTTGTAATGGGGAGCCCCCCAATAGTTGTGGATAAATTAAATGTACCCCCAGTTGAAGATACTACAAAGTACACCTGCCCAACCACTAGCCCGGTAGGCAACGCACCGGTAGAAGTAAAAGAAATTGTCGTGCCGTTAGGGAATGAAAACCCAGCAGGTAGCGTAATAAGGCCCGGAGTAGCAATGCTAATCGTAACTTGAATTGGTGAGTACCCTATGTCCGCACTCCAATAATAGATACCCCCGCCACGAGGACCATAGATTAAATCTTCACCAAAGTTTTGCTGGTTCCATAACTGGAGCGCGGTAGAAGTGCCTTGACTGTTGCCCCATGTGCCCAACCCCCAACCACCGGCACCCCAGCCAACTAGCGGCACTTGAAACGACGGACCAGTATTTACTTCGTATTGCGTAACAACCGTACCGCCACCGGGGGAACCAGCAGCGTCTGTAGCGTTAGCAGTTGCGCTAACTGTAATGGTGTAATTGTCGTTGTTAATAAACGTAATCTGAAACGTGCCGGTTAAAACACCTGCCGTAATGTTGCCACCAAGCCCAACGATACCCGCGCCGCTATAAGTAACAAAATCTCCGGTTACGCAACCATGCGCTACCTCGGACACCGCAATAACGCTTGACCCGTTGGTAGCAGTAAATGGGTTGGTTAATGTAACAGTCTTACGAATTGGAGTAACGTCGTAATAAGCGTTACCTTTTAGAATATAGAATTTTAAATTAGTACCTACCCCAATTAAGTTTTCCGCAGCTAAAGTAATCCAATTCCATAATGAGCGGCACACGCCCAAGAACGTATTCGTAGAAAACGAGGTCCAACCGCCAATCTTCTCAGGGTTGCCTTGACGAAAACGAATCTTATCGCACTCGTACCAGCCGCCCTCAGTGGTGTACCGCGTGTTCTCGCGGTTAACACCAGCTTTAAATATTATTTTCTGTAATGGCATTATTTACCCACTCAGGTACATTGCACGTTCATCTTTACGGCGAGTTTCCAAACCCTTCTGGACTACGCCGCTTGCCATTCTGTATAGCAGAAAAGCATCACTAGCGCCATCAAAATCGCCACGGTTGTGCTTAGTACGAATCGACGAACTTTGTAATCGGCCTAGCCCAGCATTGAACGCAAAACTGACGAATGCGTTGTACCTGCCTTGAGTAAGCCCACTAGGGCACAGACGTAGAACACCTCTCTCGAAACGAGCAAGGTCTGTTTTAAGAATCTCATCCACTTCGGCATTCGTTAGCCCTCTGTCCCACTCTGCTGGACATTTTAATAAGCCCGCAGCTTTAGCTTCCTTGCGCTGAACAAGCGTCATGTTCAGATGTTCTTTCGGCGCTATCAGATGCCCAACCCCTGTCGTCCACAACAGTACGCTATCTAAGTAAGGCTTCTTCCTTACCCCTTCGTGGTACTTGAGTTCATGCAGGGCGGTGAAGTTCATTTTTTGCTAAAGGCTTGTGTCCCGAACCAAAACGAAATTACAGATGCCCAAATAATCTGCGTATCGTCATCCCAAACCGCTTCGATCATGACGTTGAACGGTACATTGGTAGTCCACGCATACCAGACGCCAGCAATATCGATAACTACAAGTAGAAAGAAAAGGCCGTACGTAATAGTAGGTCGCACCATAGCGCGGAGGTTAATTACCCACTGAGACGCACCCTTGCCGATCTCAATATCATGAGCATAGAGGGCTTGTCGCTCAGTTGTCTGCGCTTGAATACTGATCTGCTCGGTGCGAATTTCCTCGATATGCTCTTGGGACTGAAAGCCAGCCTTCTGCATCTCAAGTTGAGATTGCACCTGTATCTGCGCCAAGGCCAGTTCGTGCTTCTTGTCTTGCTTGTCTTGGAAGAAATCCAGTAGCTTTGGCAAGCCACCAGACAAAAAGGAAATTAGCGTTGTAAATAGCGTCATCATTATTCATCACCCCCATGCTTAAACATCCACCACACTGCATACATAATAAAGCTGCTAATTGACACGCCAACAACGACCGCTAACCATTCCTGAATGTTCTGAATCCGCTGCTCTTTTTTGCGTTTGATGGCGTACTCACGTTGCCTAATTTCGTAGGCTTCGTCTTCTAGCGCCTTGCGCCGCGCTTGGATAATAGCGTCCCGCCGTTGGCACATCTCTTCGTACAAACCCGATTCATTGCCAGAGCCGTAGATCAAAGCCTCACGTAGCTCCACTTCCATCTTGAACATCTGGCGCGATGCAAACATCGCATCAAGCGCCTCGGCAGTAGCGTCCTTCTGTACCGGCTTGCCTAGCTTCTGGTCATGTTCCTGCTGTATTACTGCCGCTTGAATCTCACCCTGTGCCGTAAAAAAGGCACTAATATCGTGATAACACTCCTGCACTTCCTTACCAAGCGCAATGGCTTCCTTCACCCCAGCAACAGCCGCTTTGGCTACTGCAAATGCCGCACCGATTGTGATTGGGTCCATACATTGTTATTCCTTAGATATTTTCTTAATCTGTGTAGCTATTTCATCTGCGTGGTGGCTAGGAAAGCAGGAATCAAATTTACCAGTAATCCGCACATCGTAATGCTTTGGCGGGACAAATAGCTTGTTCGTATCCTCAAACCTACCCTCTTTAATCCGGTCTACCCAGATCGTAAAGTCAGCACCAAAGGCAGTCCTTGTCTCCGGCGTAGGGCATACAAAGTCCGCAAGAACTACCGACCCCCACCGACTTGCTATGTCGCACAGTACACCCATGCGCCTAGCCTGTTCAATCCTATCCTCAATACTAAAACCCAAATCCTTGTTGATCTCTTTACGAACCTTGTCAGCATTAAAGTGAACGCATTGTAGTTCCCGCGCAAGAGCCTCTGCCAACGTAGTTTTGCCCGATCCCGGCAAGCCACAGATTAAAACCTTCATTGCTTAAACTTAATCGTCATCAACTTTGTAGGTTCGCTCTTTCTCCAGAACTCTTTACCGGCATACTTGTCCCAGACTGACTTAGGTAGGATTGACGGTCTTTGCTGCCAAGTAACTTCCTTCCTGACCGTATGCAAACTCTTCATGTTCAAGGCTTTGTCATACACCTCGTTCTCATACTCTACATTCATAAAGTTATGGTCAAAGTACGGCTTACCCATGAACTCATAAATCTCGCGCATTACGCTTTCAGGTTTCTTGCACAGCGACTCATATTCTACTAACAAAATCATGTCAGGATTTAACAACAGCCCCTCTTCCAAGAAGTAGTAAGGCTTAACGACCTGACCCTCTTTCTTCACATCCATCATCGCATCACAGCGTGTCGTAACCGTCTGGCTTGCCTCGTCATCAGTCAGCGTCGCGTTCCACAACGTATTCTTTGCAGATATGCGCTCAAAGCTGTCTAGTATCCAAGGTATGTCTCGCACGCAGCAGATAATCTTCGTCTCTGGGTACAGCGCCTTAATCAACGAGGTCTTAGCTGTCCAGCCCCTGCTTGTGTCAAATACCGTGTTTGGCTCTACTGCATCGTAGTAAGCGTTAAACATTGACCGCAGAATACTTTTGCGCCTGTCTTCACCAATCAGGTGGTTACTCTCGCTACCCGTAATGACGTTAATTGCAGAAGTAACTAATCCCTGCACAGGGGAGGAAATGTCTGCGTAAAAGTCAGGGTTCTGCTTGAGAATAGCCGACAGAAGGGTAGAACCCGACCTCGGTAGCCCAGAAATAAAGTAGAACTCTTTCACGCTTGTGGAACCCAGCTAAGTGTTGCCTCATCCCACTGGTAACGCACATTGCCACCGTTCATAATCGCGTCAACAGGACGGGCTACAGGGGCGCTCCAAGTCATCGTGTCTAAGTATCCTATCCATGACGGGAAAGGCTTAGTGGCCTCATGCTCTACAACCCTGCGCTCGTTCCATACGGCCTCTGTTAGGACTTCCAACACACCGGCAATAGTCGTGTCAGCGTCGTCATCACAGGTGCCGTAATATTTAGGCGCACGTAGGTATGTACCGTCAGAGGTTAGTTCTACAGGCCATGTTGATTGGTCCTGCCATGCATAAACCCAGCCCTTCACATTAGGCATAGATGGCCCTGTACGCTGCGGCTCTACCGTGCAAGGTATCTTGGTAACAGCATCTACTTCGGTTACGCAAATATGTTTCATATTGTTTCCTTACACTGCAACACGGCGGATAGCGCGAACACGGTAGGTATAGGTCTTAGTGAGGCCGTTCTGATTGCCGGTACCTAGGAACTGCGCCCATCCGGCCCTATAAGAAAACTCAGTACTAGACCAATAATATTGCCCTGTAAAGGCTTGAGCGCCACCATCTTGAAAATCCGCCGCAGATGTTTGTGGTGGTGTTCCAGCCGTGTAAGTAGTGGGTCTTGCAGGGACTGCATTTGCATTTATGCCAAATATTGTATTGTTACTTGCTGTCGTGGGTTTTAAGTTGTAATAACACACCTCCAACTCATTTCTTGCTGGCATATACCAATCTGTAAATCCACCAATAGTACGTCCTTCACAAAACTGTGCCGCTGGATGGCTTGCGTTGTTCATTACAGCACTATTAGATGGGCCATCAATAACTGATGTTGTTCCAGCAGTTGTAGTTAGAGTAGTTTTCCACTCCACGCTTGTAGTTTGAGCAGAAGCTAGTGGGCCAACTACAAGGTTGTAGTCAGCAATACTGTTTCCAGCAGTTGAAATTTGACCCGCAAAAAACCCACCACCAAAGGATTGACCAATAACTGGAAGCGTAGTGATTGAATTACTTGCTGCACTAGCTGCACTTGTACCAATTGCATTGGTTGCAGTAACAGTAAATGTATAAGATGTATTACCAGTTAATCCGCTTACGGTAATTGTTCCTGACCCTGCTTGACTCAATGTGCCTGTAATTCCACTTGGGCTTGATGTTGCTGTGTATGAAGTAATAACAGAACCACCGTTACTTGCTGGCGCTGTGTAAACAACTGTAGCCGTTGTTGCACCTGTAGCTGTAGCAGTGCCAATAGTAGGCGCTCCGGGAACAGTAGCAAAGCTACCCCCCACCACATTAAGCATAATCCCGCTCATGCTAAATTACCCGTGACCACGGCGACTGTGGCAGTGATAAACAGAATAGTAGCTACACCCCGTGTAGTTACACTAAAAGAGGAAATATCAGCATCTGTGCCGCCCTTGTAAACCGTTGTTACAGCAGAACAAGTGCAAGAAATAGAGCCTGATGTATTGTTAAAGATGCTGATTGCATCGCCTGTTGTAAACACAGAAGCAGGTACAACAATTGTGCCGGAAGTACCAAGCTCAACAAACTTGCCTACATCGCCAGCAACAAGGGTGTAGCTTGATGTCTTAATGCCTGATAGTGGAATGTTGCGATAACCAACCGCATTAGTACCGTCTGCTGTGCAAGTAGTAAGGTTTCCTGAAGTCGGCGTACCTAATACCGGCGTGACTAATGTCGGCACCCCGGCGGAACTTATCGTAATACCTGTGTTACCCGCACCTTGCAGCGCCAAAGAACCAGACGCATCGCCTGTAATAATCGCCCCGCCTGTTGAAGTATCCGCATTAATCGTTGTGGTCATGTCTTACTCCAGTGCTTGTATTTGTGCAGACAACGCAGCTAGTTGCGCCATCAGTTGTTCTTTGGTTGGGGCGGGTACTGCTATTGCTGCGGGTACGGGACGATTGTCAATAAACTGACCGTTAACGTAGTCCCAATCAATGCCGCCGCTTGTTAGCTCAACCCAGCCTTGAGTAGTTGCGTAGTCTGCCTCGGCAACTACCGTATTGATTACTTTACCGTTTTCGATAATTGCGTAATTTGGCATAGTTGTTCCTTAGTATTCAAAAATAACAACACCTGCCGCGCCAGCACCACCGGCATAAGTGCCTGTACCACCAGCACCACCTGTTCCCACAGTGACAGTTAAAGTATTTCCCGGCGTAAGTCCGGTAAAGTATTTAATTGACGCGCCACCACCACTGCCACCAACACCTGTCGTGCCACCAGCAACAGAGCCACCGCCGCCGCCACCATAAAGATTTCCATTATTACCTGGATCACCAGCCTGACTATATTTTCCGCTTCCGCCAAATATTGATCCTCCACCAACGCCGCCTTTATTAGTTGCATTGAATTGCCCAGAACTTCCTGTGATGTTTAGCTGACCGCCGCTACCTACACCTCCATCAGTTGGTTGTGATCCAGAACTTGCTGTTCCCCCTCCACCTGTAGCAGATATGGTTGTTATCGTTTGAGTCCCTGAAGCAACACTACTTGTACCCCCTGTAGCCCCGTCAGTTGACCCGTTAGCATTGCCGCCACCGCCACCACCACCAACAACAGTAATTTTAAGTGTGGTAATACCGGCGGGAATAGTGAATGTACCTGACGAAGTTGAAACAGACATTGTGGTGAAGCCACCGCCCGGAGTAACCCATGTGGGCGCAGATGCACCATTACTTTGCAGAACCTGACCGCTAGTCCCCGCAGCAGTAAACGCAAGCTCAGTCCCATCTCCGTAGCCTACGCCGCCTAGTGTGGGGGTGTTGTTTCCGTCAATTATGATTGCCATCGTTTACTCCAGTGCTTGGATTTTAGCCGTCAGAGCCTGTAGCTCTGCAAGCAGTTGTTCTTTGGAAGGCGCAGTAATTACTGGCGCTATAACTGGATCAGGCTCAGTAAAGTTTGTGCCGTCGTATTTCCAGCTAATGCCTACAGCCTTATTGTTGATATAAGTAGGGAACTCAACAAGCCCATGCTCCGCAGCAAAAGCCGCATCAGCAACCACTGTGTTGGTAATTACACCGTTTTCTATTTTTGCGTAGCCCATATTATCCCCTTACCAGCTATAAATTCGTGCATATCCTATACCGCCAGCACCACCCGCACCTGAATTGACGCCATTTATTGCGCCACTACCTCCACCCCCACCTCCGCCACCAGCACCACCAGCACCGCCTGTACCGCCAATTAGTGATACATCAGCACTACCGCCACCGCCGCCAGAACCAGAACCTCTACTTGCAGATTGCGTTCCGGCTGTTCCGGGTCTACCTGCTGCCCCGCCACCACCAATAACATAACTATTAATAGCCCCGCCACTAGAACCTGCTACCGCTGTATTTGAACTTTGAATGCCGCCGCCGCCGCCCCCTCCTGCGCCCCCAAAAATTGAAGACCCCGCATTTGCTGGCAGGAAAAAATAACCATAAGCACCACTACCACCACCCCATTCAGCATTACCAGATGTTGATGCGCCTCCGCCACCGCCACCACCAGTATTATTGGTTTGACCAGCACCTACTCCACCAAAATAGGTATCAGATGGGAAACCGCCAGCATTTGTACTGGCACCCCCAGTGGCTCCCGCGCCACCACTACCGCCACCGCCACCGCCGGGGATGGCGCTTCCAGAGGATGCCCCACCAGTACCGCCACCGCCACCGTAACTTGTTAAATATGCGCCAAAAGTTGTACTACCACCAACCGTTCCAACACTACCATCTGTATCATTTGCCGTTATTGCTGCGCCGCCAGTGCCACCAGCACCCAAAGTTACCGTTACAGTAGATGTAAGATCACTGGCTTTAAACATATATTTAACATGAGAGCCACCACCACCGCCACCGCCACCGCTGCGATTACTACTTGTTGCGCCCCTTCTGCCTGATGCGCCACCACCGCCAGCGGCCCATAACTCCACCATTACAAAAGTACATCCAGAAGGTTTAGTGTATGTGCCAGATGATGTGAATTCTTGTAGGTTTGCCCCGGGCACACCAGTCACAGTACCCGTAAACGTGACACTTTGATCTGCACCAATCGTCATCGCCGTAGTAGCACTAGCGCCCGTCTTAAATACCAACGCACCCGTAGTATCGCCAGTGCTAACTAGCGCGGTTCCTGTTGCTGTACCTGCTGAAATTGAACTCATCTCTTATCCTCTTATAAAACAACCCAGCGTTGGCCGGAAGAAACAGTAACAGCGTAACCGCTTGAAATAGTCATTGGACCAACACTCATGCCATTTGTACCAGAAGCAATTGTATAACTAGCCGATATTACATCCTCATTAATAAGGATGCCACCCCCTGCACCTGAACTACCGCCGGTAGCGGCGATGGTCTGGTTAGGCCATGTTCCAGTTATAGTGACATTTGAACCCGCTACTAGTGCTGGAGTAGCAGTAGCAGTACCCCCATTTGCTATGGGAAGAAACCCCGTTACATTCGTAGCTAAATTTACAAAAGTTGTAGATGTTGTACCAGTACCACCATTGGCAATGGGGAGCGTCCCTGTTACATTAGTCGTTAAGTTAGTAAACGTAGTGGACGTAGTACCAGTACCACCATTGGCAATGGGAAGCGTCCCTGTTACGTCAGAAGAATTAAGGTTGATCGGACCGCCCGTAATTTTGACAAAATCAGAGCCATTCCAAGCAATCAACGCCTTATAACCCGAAGTAATAGTAATACCGACCGTAGGGCCAGCGCCACGAACTACAATGGTGCCAGTACCGGCATTAATAACGATATACGCTTTACTCTGCGCTGGAGCCGTAATGTTTCGAGTGGTAGCGCCGTTACTGGCAGTCCACAAAATTACTGCGTTACGTGCTTGATTGTCTGCACCATTTGTTGTCGTTAACGTGACATCTGCGTTTGCTGAAAGTGTGACCGTACCTGCTACAGCATCATCAAGCAAGTCAGTAATTGCGGTATTAACCGTTGTACCCCACGTACCGGACAAATCGCCGGTTGTTGGCAGTGCTAGGCCAAGTAGGGGAGTAAAATTTGTAACTGCCATGTTATTTCCTTAGAGAACAACCCAGCGTTGACCACTACCAACCGTAAACGATGAGCCGGAACTTATAGTTACTGGGCCTACCGACATACCGCTTTTACCCGTTGTCATAGTATATGCGCCTGTTAACGTCGTGTAGTTTTCTACTACTACACCATCTCCATTAGCAAACGCTGCTAATTCTGCGGGATAAGCTACAAATACATCTTTAGTACCCGCCGTAAAATCAACCAAACTCCCGCTGTTACTAGAAGATAATACGGTCGTGCGAGATAGGACGGTACCAGAAGAAGTATATGTACCGACCCCAACTTCCCACTCAGTGCCTGTTTGCGCAACAATAGTGTAGTACGTACTGTTGCTATTTCCAATAGCAGCAAAAGATTGAAACCCTGTAGCCGCCCCGGCAAGCGTGACCGTACCCGTACCTGTTGTGGTGGTAGTTTCTTTAACCCGGTCTTTTACGACGAATGCCATATTATGTCCTTACACCGTCATTTCAACATTTTGCCAATTAGGAGTTTCGCTGTCATCTATAAGCGACCAATAGAATGTATTTACTGTTCCGACTTGACCTCTAGCTTGTACGCCTGTTATGGCTACCGTACGGCTAACCCCCACTGATCCTACAGCACCTGTAGCTTGTACACCGTTTTCAGTTGGGTTGTTAGTTTCCGTAACATTACCTACTGCACCCGCAGCCTCAACTCCAGTTAAAGCAATAGTCTGGCTAAGTCCTACTATACCCACAGAACCAGTAGCGCCTACACCGCTAAGAGTCGCCCCATAAGTAATTACCGCAGTAAGAGTACCTACATCACCAGAGCCTTGCGCCCCATTTAGCCCAATAGCCTGTTCACTTATTACCGTACCTACATTACCAGTAGCTACAACTCCAGTTTCTGTTGGAGAATTTGTCTCTGTTACTGTACCAACTTCGCCGTTGGCTTCAACACCTGCCAGCGTTAATGCGCGTTCCCCAACTATAACTGTGCCTACCGCGCCTGTTGCTTCAACACCAGACAACGCCGCAAAATAGTTTTGCGAATCTACTACCGTGCCAACTGCGCCAGATGCTTCAACACCTGTCAGTACTAATGACCGTTCCCCAATTGCAACCGTACCAACCGCACCCGCTGCTTCAACCCCTGTTAGCGCAACAGAACTAACCTCCGCAACTGTGCCTACCGCGCCAGATGCCTGAACGCCGGTAAGAGCAACGACTACCGTCTGCCCCGCAAGTGAGGCAAACGGCGCTTCAGCAAAAGCGGCTATTCCGAACATGGCTACCCTAGCGAGTTACCCCGCTAGTCCTATTAGGTTGTAGCCAGACGGATGAGCGCAGTTGTTGTAGCGTTAGCTGGCATCGTCAACGTAAACGTACCCGCAGTAATAGTCTGCGAACCGAACGTATGGATACTCACAGCAGGGTATGCGCCGCCAGTACCTTGCGTAAAGTTATAGACCATCACAGCATCAAACGCAGTAGCCAAAGTTACTGTTGTGTACGTAATGCTTGCCGAGGGAGTCCAGAAAGCCACGCCCGCAGTCACAGAGCTATTTGTTGCTGTTGGCGGAGTTGCGTTAGTAATAGCCACACCACCTGCGGTATAGCCTGTACCAGACACTTCGCCCGCCATGGTAGTTGCGCCCACCGTGCCAGTGTAATCAGAAGAAGAGGCATTAAACGTACCGCTTGCTAATAGTAGTGCGCCGTAATAAACATCTGCGGCAGTAGAACCGCGAACTACGCCTACGCCAAAATTGTGCGTACCCGTCATGAGCTTACCCATGAACGAAGTTGACATTGCTTGTGTATTTGCCATGATATTTCCTTATGCGAAAGAGGCTGCTTCAGCGGCAAACGTCACCGCTTTTTTTAATTGAACATGGGCAGAACGATGTACCAGTTCGCCATCTAACCAATACTCTACCCACGTAGTGTATTCATTATCGTTATCGACATTACCCTCGCGCTTCTCCAGCAAGGATTCGTCCATTTCACCTTTAGTCGTCGTAATCAATTTGAACTCCTGATAATGGCAGATGTGGCTGTGTTGGTAGGTGGCGTAACTATAAAATCAGCAGATGTTTTGTCAGACCCAAAATCTAGTACCGCAATCGACTTATTGCCTTTTGACGCATTGTAAATTAACGCACCCCGCGCCGTAACAGAAGCATTGAAATCAACGGCATTGAAGCTAACATACGCAGTATACCCAGATGAGTTAATTGTTACACCAGTTAACAAGACCCCACCGGCAGTATAGCCCCCACCAGTAACCTCACCACTTGTTGTGTAAATCAAAGTATCTTGGTTAAGATCTGCGGTTGCAACATACAGCGCCATATAAAGATTGTCAGTAAGAAGGTTATGCGTTGCTTCGTACAGTTGCTTCTTAAAGCTAGTAGTTTGAGTTTGATTAATTGCCATATCAAGTCACCGCCTGTCTGTACTGACCTGAACGATAAGCGTCTTGACGCTCCATACCATCCCCCAGACGTTTAGCCAGTGCCAAAGCCTCTTTGTACTTACCGTCATACAACGCAAGTAAGTCAGTCTCGCCCTTCATGAACGTATAGGCTTCAACCAACGATCCGTATAACAGTACAGAATCAAAGTTGTCACCCAACCATGACGTGTTAGCAGTTGTGATTGACTCAGGGTAGTAATAGAAATGTAGCTCTGCTGTGTATGCGCTATTTGGCGTTGGGCCAAGAATAAACGTCAACTCATTAGTAATCGCATTCCCCACAATAGCTGGACCAAATAACGCATAGTACGCAGGTAACCCTGTATCAGCGGGAGTAGGGTAAGACTCACGGATAAAGTTAACGTCCTTGTTCAACAAGAAAGTGTATGTTTCCGTAGCCAATCCGTAATTCTCAATAATTGCCAGCGAGTACACAGCCAGAAAATCATCAGGCGCTTTTAGATACTTATTACCCGACTGTAAATTACCCGTCATGTTCTTACGAATGGACGGAAACTGAACCGAGTTGTAAATGCGTTGCTCCGCCTGCTGAATAAACCGATTGATTTGTTCAGTAGTTGTTTCGGTACCGCCGCCAGCCAGCGCTATATCCGGGAACTCGTTCTCGGTGTATGACTGAATTGACGCAACAAGTTCAGTGTAATTCATGGTTATGCCATTGGTCCACGAGCAATCGTGCCTTTAGTAGCACAGCCATTACCACGGGTTTTGATGCCAGTTGTCTTGACATCATCACGCCCCGGATCGCCCGCGCTTACACGCTGAACACTTGCACGAGGACCAAGCTGACGCGCATTTAACATGTTTGGGTCAGTAGGTTTCTTCATCTTCATAGGACCTCCGGTCATTGAATGGGGCTTAGCATACACAGCGGCTTGGCCTACTTCTTTGCCTTTGAGCTTTTGTGAAAATTTAGCCATATTAGCCACCTTTTTTGTACGTAAAGGAAGACTTCTTCTGGTTAGCAACTTTAGCTAGACCACGACCTAGCTGTTTCATTTGAAGATTAGTCTTGCCACCTTTAGCCATCTTAGTCATAGGTTGACCGGGATGCAGCTTCTTCTCGTGCTTATGCACGGCACCGGCCATCATCTTCTTGTCTTGTTTCAAATCTGCTTTGTCCATTTTAAGCTCCTCTAGGATACCGTTACTGTACCAACACTTGTTGTTGCTACTAAATAATTTGGCGTTAGGGCGGCGTCAAAACTACTTGCTCCACCAACGGGTGCCCAACCCCACTGAAATATCCGACTACCACCACTAGGATCACCAAAATCAGTATTCGTTGTAAGCTGCAAACCCGTGTAGCCCGCTTGCCGGTAGCTATTATCCCGTCTTGGCTCACGTACTGCTTGTGGATCATCTACCGGATACATACCTAACTGCAACTGCGGCTGGTCTGGTTCCCAGCAGGTTGAGCATACAAGAATACTAACCTGCTTAGTCTTAATCGTCAGCTTCTTTAGTTGTTTCAACTTATAGCGAAACCCACACCGATCACACTCAGCGATTGCATTCTTGCCTGACGAGAACCTATTACCCATGATTACGTAATAAACATCTGACGCGGCACTAGACGATCCGCAGCCTTCTCGCGGTCTTCACCCGCAGCTAACTCCCAAGCCTCGTCGTACTGAGCTTTAAGCCCTTGGATGCGAACAGGATCAGCGTTGGGTAGCTTCAGCGCCAACATATAAGAAAGCCCCGTTACCAAGCAATTCTGGAAGCGAAACGGAATATCAATCACATTAATACCATTACCGGCGTCGTTAATACGCTTCATGCGCCAGTAGTAAAACACGTAGTACGGCTGCAACGCAGTACCTTGATCTGGTGCAGGCCATACATTAATCTGTGGATGCTTAGCTATTGCGGCTTCAGAGCCCACCTTCTGCCCACTCTGGCGGTTAACCCACACCTGAATAGGACGGCCTTGCGCTAACTTGTTCGGGATCGTTGAGTAGGTAGATACACTGATTCGAGTGATGTTGAGGTCAGTTTGGTTAGGACCTTGTCCGGAATCAGTACGAATAACGTGCTCCACCAAATCCACGGTATCGTCAGGTAGATCATAGGTCGTTACTCCTTGCACCATGTTGACAGAGCCCTGCTCAATCGTCCACAGGTTGATACCACGGTTAGCCCACTCGCCCAGCAAGAAGTTCAAGCTACGACGCGCCGTACGGAAGTCGTAACCCGTACGCAATTCCTGTCCGCAACGCTCAAACGCCTCTTCGAATATATCGTTGAGGGTCGGGTTAAACGCAGTCGTAGCTGTTGAATATGCCATTATCTAAACCCTGCTGTTTTCTTTGCTATGCCCTTGGGCTGCTTAACAAACTGCTTTCCTGCTGCTTTCCCTGCCCGCTTTGCCTTCGTTGTGGCGGCATACTCTGACGGGGTGAGTGACTTGATAGCCGCTTCTGGCAGGTATCGTTCGCCTGTCTTTGACGACGGCTTACCGCTCTTTGTCCGCCATTTTTGATCGCCCCATGACTTCAGGCTTTGCTGTGGCGCTTTCAATCTTTTGCTTCTTCTTTTTCAAGTAACTCAGCGTCTATCTGCTCATCCGTCATGGTATCGCAAGTACATTGGCCCGCTTCATAACGCATACAATCTTTTTCATGTTCAATCACGGTAACCTCCTCCTGCTGCCTTATACTTCTTAGCAACGAGTTGTGCTTTACGGGCTGACCACTGACCCGCGCCTGTGCCATGCGTTGCTGCGGACTTCACCTGCGACACAATCTTCTTACGAAGACTAGGCTTAGTGTAGTTACCAGCGGCATTAACCTTCCCACCCTCCGCATACTGCGTAAAGTCAGTATCGTCCCGACGGGCTTTCTTCTTCCCGCCGGGCATCTTGGAAGGGTTAATGTCACCCATACCGCGTGAGGGTCTCATCTCAGCACGTTTTTCCGCCGGACTTCATGGTAATCATCTTGCCTTTGGTTTTGCCTTTAACAGCAACGCCATCTTTACTAGGAGCAGCAGTCTTAACTTTGCCCATGCTAGTTGCGCCGCCCAGTGCCATCTTCTTTGCGGGGGCTTTTTTCTTCATCATTGCCATAAAACCGGGGTTCATTTTGGAAGCCATAGTATCTCCTGATTTAGTAAATTTTTTGCCTTTATCGGCAGACATAAACTCTTGTCCCACACTTTGCGGGATTTTAGTACGCTTTGCAACAGCTGGGTTTGTAGCTACAGCCGCCATCAGACGGTGCTGTTTAGCGGATACGCTAGGCATAATTAAGCCCTCGTCTTACCGCGAACAGCACAGCCGTCAGCGCGGCGGGAAGCGGAGCCACCCTTTTTAAATCCGATGCGGCCCATGTTATCTCTTACTTCTTTTTCACCAGCCTTTTGCTCTTCAGCTTGCTTGCGATCTATTTTTGCCTGTGCGGCTTGGCGCTTCATTGATTCCTGCGTTGCTTTAGGAATTGGTGGCTCTGGGGTTTTCTTAGCGGCTACCTCGCCACCTGTGGCAAACCGTCTAATCTTACCGCCACGTTTAAATTCGATGTTGCTTTCATCGCCTTTTCTTTCGCGCTTCATCGTTGCTTTAGGGTCAAGGTCTACACCCAATTGCATGTCCCTTGAGAAACGCCCACCACCGCCACCGCCAGTTTTAGACATACCTCTTTTAGCTTTAGTATCTATACTTTCTTTAGCGGTTTTTTCCGCTTTAGCAGTTGCGGTTTTATTAGCCGCAGCTTCCGCTTCATCCAAACGGGGTTCTTTTCTCTCAGTCGCTTTAGACGCGCCTGCTCTATCCATCAACTTTTTACCGCCAAATGCAGCTGCCGCAGCAGTAGCAAGGGCGGCAGGGATTCCAAAAGCTAGTGCACTTCCCGCGTCTTTTTCTTCTTTTTTAGGCTTGGTCGTAGACGCAGCTTTATCTAAACCTTTTAGAGGGCGTTTAAATTCTTCGTTGACATCCCCTCGATTGTCTTCTGTAGCGGCGGCTTTAGGCGCATTTTTGCGCTTTAAACCTTTTTCAGCGTTTAAGAAATCGGTCAAGTTAGTGAACCCAGACTTTTCAAGTTCTTTCTTGGATATGATGCGTTCCCGTGGGAGTGGTTTAGTCGGTTCAACAGGGTCCTTACCGGGCACAGCGGTGTATCTTTTCTCGCCTCTTTCATTGACGCTGGAGCCGTCTTCGCCATTAAATCGTCTAGTTTTACGCATGATTAGTTCCTTGTTGTCCAGTGTGGGTTCGTTCTACTAAACGATCCAGTTTTTCTTCTAGCCGGTCAAAACGACGGCCAACTTCTGTTTGAAGTTCCCGCATATCATTACGCGACACGTATTCTTTGGCTACTTCAGTTTTGTAATCCGCCAAGTTCTCTTTGGTAGACTTCGCTGAATCAAGCGCATCTTTCAAAAACCAGCCGACAATCGCCCCTGCCAAGTACAGCACACCTAACAACAATTCAGGTACGGTCATATCTAGCATTTCCATCTCTTCAGTGACGCCGCTTTGCGTGTCGGTTGACCCTTCTCGTCCTTCATCGGACCGGGCATTCCGCTCATACGAGCACAGAACGACTTCTTACGTGGACCACCCTCGGGCTGCGGAGCCTTTAGGTTCGATCCAGTTGCGGCATTATATTTTTGGCGACCCTTGGCTGTAAGCCCAGCACCCTTTGATACGGGTAACTTTTCACCACGACCAACGGCAAGTGATGGGGTTTTCTTAGCCATTACCCAACCTGTATAACTGAAAGAATTACGCCAGCGGCTGCTGGATGAATTGGTGTTGTAAGACTAGCAGGTAATGTTATAACTTTGGAATTCCCAGCAACATTGTGCCAATTAAATTCGAAGTAACCGCCAGCAGCAAATTGATATGTATACTGCACCGCCAAGATTGTTAGACCGTTAATCCCGCCTTTTTTCTCAGGGACATTAACAACACTTGCAGAAGCAGTTGGGGCAGTCCCATTAATTACAGGCCATAAGGTGAAACTATCGTAGTTGGCTGTAGTGTTGGTCAACTGCAAGCTAATAATAATGCTGTAAA